TGTATCTACAGATGATGTAAAGATAGAACCTAATTTATTTTCTAATTTGAAATTTAATAAAGTTGCAAAAGATGAACAGGGTAATTTTTTACAAATATCTAAACAAGATAATAAATATAATCTTATAGTTACTGCTCCTATTACTCATGCAGGTAAAATTAATAAGAATGATAGATTTTATCAGCCGCGACGAATGAAACAAGGTGCAGTTACATTTACTAGTCCATTTCCAAGGCCTATTTTATTGAATCATAATGATTCTAGTGATCCTATTGGTAGAGTAATTGAAGCAGTTTATGAACCTATTCAACATCCTTTCATTCAGGATGCTGTAGAAGATTTTAATGAATCTGCTACATTTGAGATTATTCAATACCTTATGAAAACAGGTTTACTTTTTAATGATGAATTCCCTGGACTTGGTCATATAATTGCAACTATGTCTATTACAGATCAAGATGCTATAGCTAAGTTTATGGATCTTAGATATCTAAGCTTTTCAACTAGTCAATCAACCAATAGAATCTTATGTCCTCATACAGGTAAACCATTTAAACCTTGGTGGGATGACGAGGAAGAAGATGATGCTGAAAAGTATTCTCCTTATAATCCATATGAAGAAGTTAATGGAATGCCAGGTTTTGTAGTATTTGATACTTTATCTTATTTAGAAAACTCAGTAGCTACTATTCCAGCAGATGAATTAGCTATAGTAAGAGAAATGCACTTTGCTAAAGAAGGTATAAAATCACAAGATACAAAAAAGAAAGAGTGTTTAGATTATTATCAAGTTAATGGAGAATGTGTTATTAACTTAACAGATACCATTCAAACTAAGGATGCAGAGATGACAAAGAAAAAGAAACAAGAATCAAATAAGAATGAACCAGTAAATGATACTGATGAATTACAAAGTAAAAAAGAAGAAGTGAAATTTATGATTATCACTGACGATTCTAAATCTGAAGAGATTTATAAAGCTATTGAAGAGCAGTTGATTCTTTCCCAAAAGAAAGAATCAATTCTCTCAATGGATAAAATCAATAAATTAGATGGCTCTAGTTTTATTGGACCAAATAGAACTTTTCCTGCTACTGATATGAATAGTCTTAATGCTATTAAAGTAGTATTGGATAATTCTACGTTAAAAGATTCTACTAAATCTAAAATTCAAACAGCTTTAGCTCGTAAAGAAAAACAATTTACTCAAGTTGTTATGTCTGATACAGATATGTTAGATTCTTTTCTTAAAAAATCTAATATGTTAAGTGATTATGATTTAAATATTGCTATTGAGGAATTACTTACTGTTGCAGATAAAAGACAGTGGGGAGCATCTGATGTGGCAGGTTTGGATTTATTTATTGATTCCACTGTTAATAAAACTCAGTTGTTAGTTCAGGGAAAACAAATTAAAGAATTAGACGAAGAGAAAAAAGAACTTCAAACTACTGTTGATTCTTTACTTTCTAAAGTTAAGAGTTATTCTTCTTCTGCTTTAGTTCTTGCAAAAACATTTAAAGACAATGCTAAAATTGAAAGTCTAGATGCAGCTATTGAAGAACTTAAAGTAAAAGACCTTCAAGATATTGAGAAAGAATTAAAAAGTATTTTTGAAGATAAAAAACTTACAATTAAAATGGTTGATTATCTCAATGGATTTACTGTAGAAGAAGGTTCTGATAATGATAATGAAACAATTGAAGATCCTACTTTAAAATCTCAACATGCTAAAACTAACGTAGAAACAAATAGTTTACTCATAGCAGTTAAAGATACTTTTAATGATATTAAAACAAAACATAGTATGAGCGAAGCAGAAGAGTATATTCATCAGATGACTACTTTGAAATATATCACTTCAGAAGAAGCAAATGCTATTCTTAAAAAAGAAGATTAACATTCTAAGGAGAATTGTGATATGGCAGAATACAAAGCAAATTATAAACAATGGGATCATCAAGGTAATTTAGTACCTGAAGTAGAATATTCTGATTCAGTACGTCCTCATGGTGAATTTCTAGTAGCTCCCTGGATTCCTCTTGCATTGGCAGGTGGAGTATATGATAAAGCTATTGAAGAGTATTTTTCAATTATGGCTGGTAAAGCTGTTGCTTTTTCTAGAGATGGATATGTAGTACCTGCTGGACTTAAAGTACATTTTGAATTGAGTGGCAGTCTTAAATATACTCAATTAGATCTTGAACAAGGTGTTTGGGATTTAGTAACTAACAAGCCTGTTGATGCAACTAGTGTCGCTCAACATGGTGGATCTGGATATACTGTTGTTGAAGTAAAAGCAGCTTTAGTAGCTCGTAATTTACTAGATTCTACAGAAAATGCAACAGACTTTATTTCTTATCCAGTAGGTGTAGCTCCTTATTCATATTATAATGCTTTTAGTAGAGGTAGTGCTAATAATCCTACTGCTTATCGTAAGCATAATTTTAATCCTCAACCTCGTGTTGCTATTCTTTGCGATTATGTTTTAGAATTACCTATGGTTCCTGGACTTCATACAACTGGTACTATTACTTCTTTGTTTGGCTTCCATGACAATACAACTAATAAAGCAAATAGTTATTATTGGCAAAGTGTTAGTGCAGGTAATATTGCTACTCCTACAGATAGAACTCCTTATACCTTTGCTTCTGATACACACCATTTATTTGTAAATAAGAAGACTTCTTTAAGAGCGGTTAGAAATGTTGGTGATTATTTTGTCGATTCAATTGCCGATAGAATTTATTTTCAGCATACTGGTGGTGCTACAAATGCTCAAAATGAATCAGCTAATGTAACTGTTAGTTTGTATACTTACAGTACTGAATCAAATTCTCAATATAGTAGTATTTCTGGAGATATTAAACCAGGTGATTATTTAATAGTTGATCATAATTCTAATTATGTAGTTATTGATGATATTTCTACTCTTGCCAATCTTGCTGTTGGTGCATCTTATAATCAAAATGAAGTAGCAGCAATAAAAATAGCTGCGGCTCAACTTCTTGATCAAAATCGTTATGTTATTGGTCAAGTATTAGAAATTGAACAACATCCTAAATCTGCTAGAGAGTTAGTTAGAACTGCTGGACAAAATCTTCCTGCTAATCAATTTCTTGATAAATTGCCTGGCACAGCAACAAAAGGTCTTCCTGATAAACTTACTTATGCAGGTGGTTCTGATCTAGTTGCTAGAGTAAATATCATTAATAAATAAGGAGACCTAATAAATGTTGCAATTCAAAGATATTGTAAAAGATAATTATAAAGCGTATTCGGATTCATTCCGCACTGGTTTAAATCCTGTTACTAAAGAACGTATTAAATTTGATGATGTTATGTCACCATCTCAAGCTTCAGTATGGTTACCTCGTGTAATCAGTGAAGTTGCTAGAGAAGCTGCTGGTCCTAATCTTATTCTTGCTAAATTGCTTGATAAAGTAGCTTATCGACCTGGCTTACAAATCATTTCTGGTGGAACAGGTTCTCTTGTTGCTGCTGATATCGCACCTGGACAAGCTTATCCAGAACAACAAATTCAAATTGGTGGTGCTTCCACAGTAGCCACTGTTGGTAAATCTGGTGTTCAATTTAAGATTACTGAAGAAATGCGAGATCATTCTGACTTTGATATTATGAATCTTAATATTAGAGCAGGTGGTAGAGCATTGGCACATCACAAAGAGAAGAAGGCTGCTGATTATATTTCTTCATTAGGTGTTTGTGTATTTGATAATGCAGAACCTACTTCTAGTCTTTTTGGTGTAACAACTGGTAGAGACATGGCAGGTAATCCTAATGGTAGTCTTACTTGGGATGACATGTTCGATCTCTTTGGTGTTGTTATTAATAATGGTTTTATGCCCAATATCATTATTGTACATCCTCTAGTATGGGTTATGTTTATGAAAGACCCAGTACTTAGAAGCTTTGCATTGGCATCTGGTGGTGGTACTTGGTGGGGATCTTATTCAGGTCAACCTAATGGACACGCTCCTTGGGATCAACCTAAAGAGCAAGGTACTGTTGGTCAACAGATTATTCCTCCCAATGTAGCTGGTCAATCTCCTTCTACTATTCAAGATTTTCCTCAAGCAGGAGAACTTACTTCTGGTCCTCAATTACCTTCTTATTTCTTGCCATTTGCAGTACGTATCATTGTTACTCCATTTGTTTATTATGATCCAGGTGAAAAGCTTACTGATATTATTGTTGCAGACAGTAATGAAATTGGTGCTCTTGTTGTAGAAGAAGAATTGTTTATGGATCAATGGAATGACAAGATGTTTGAAATTGATTATGTTAAGCTTCGTGAAAAATATAGTATCTATATCTACAATGAAGGACTTGGAATTGCAGTTGCTAGAAATGTCAGTGTAGAACCTAACTACATTGTTCTTCCTGCTACTTCTACTATTGATGCTTCTTCATTACCTCCTATTGATCCTACGAAACCTGTTTGTTAATTTATCTCTTTTAGGGTATTATTCAAGGCTACTAATGATTTTCATTAGTAGCTTTTTTTTTGAATGGAGTAATTATAATGAAGCAAAGAGAAAAGACTTTTTCAAACAGAAAATTAAATGATGATTCTTTTACACCTATTGTTAAAACAAAAAGGGGAAGCAAAATAGAAGTAGATAAACGTTTTTTAACAAATAAAGAAGTATTAACTATAGAAGATAGATTTGATGAGGATACTATTCTGTATTGGCATGGAGTTAGAGTTACTAATAAAAAAGATGCAGAACTTATACTTAGAGGAGAAGCAGGTGATATTACTGATCTTAAAATAATGGACAATTATAAAGATTGGGCTATGCAGATACAAAAATATAAAACATGGTGGCAGAGGATTAAAACATGGCTATTTCAATACTTTCCATTTCTCCGTCAAATGGTTCAATAGGAGTAGATGTTCAAACTGAAATTAAAGTGATGTTTGATAAACCTATAGATATAAGCTCTATAGGAACAGGCACTTTATTTATTGAAGGTCAAGATCGAGATGTACCTAGTGGCCCTGAAATCCCCATTCATTTTGAAGATAATACTCATGGATACTTACAAGACCCTG